TAGTGTATAATATTACACATACTTTAAAGAAAGTATAAAACTTTTAAAATATATTATGAGGAATTGAAAATGTCACACGGCGATATTCATAAAGCACTTGCTTTAGAAAAGGGTATCAATTTACATAAACACCGAACATATAGAATATGGAAATCGATGAGACAGCGTTGTTATAGGGCAAACCATCATGCTAGGGAAAAATATGGTGGTAGAGGAATAACTGTTTGTGAAAGATGGAATGATTTTTTATTATTTTTAGAAGATATGGGGCATCCCCCTACTGAATATCATAGTATAGATAGAAAAGATAACAACGGCAATTATGAAAAAAGTAATTGTAAGTGGAGCACACCAAAAGAGCAGAATGCGAATAAGAGCAATGCCGCATTGATACCTACACCCAATGGCATAATGAGTATCACAGAAGCGGCAATATATTATGGTTTGAGAGTTGACACATTATGGCGAAGAATAAACGTTTATATGTGGCCTGAATCACAATGGTTTAACACTACAGATAGGAAAAAATAATTATGAGTCACGAAATTGACATGACAAACAATAGAGCCAATTTTTGCTTCACAGGCTCAAGAAGCAAAATTTGGCATGGTCTTGGACAAGAACTTGAAGTTGGTGCAGGAATTGATACTTGGATTAAAGAAGCAGGTATGGATTGGGAAGTTTTTGAAAGTGCTATTACATACCATTCTTATGATATTGCCAATGGCATTCAAACACATGCTTTTCCAGACAAGAAGGCACTTTTTAGAAGCGATAATCACGCCCCGCTATCAATTGTTGGAGATAGCTATAAAATCGTTCAGCCAGCACAGGTTTTGGAATTTTTCAGGGATTTGGTTGAAAACCACAATATGCAATTATCTACTGCCGGTGTTTTATTTGGTGGAAAAAGATTTTGGGCAATGGCAGATTTGGACAAAGAATCACAGATTGTTGATGGTGACAGAATTTTAGGTAAATTGTTACTGACAACTTCTGTTGATGGCACTTTGGCAACAACCGCACAATTTGTTTCTGAACGGGTTGTTTGCAATAATACATTAAGAATTGCCTTGGGTGAAAATACAACAAATCTTGTTCGGGTAACGCATAAATCAGAATGGGATGCCACACAAGTTAAAATTGATTTAGGTTTGATTGATGCATCTTGGGATAAATTCATCACCAATATGCGTAAATTAGCCGAAGTTAAGGTTGAAGATTCTTTTGCTAAGAAATATTTTCAAGATAAATTTTATAATAAAAACTTGGAAGCAACTGAACAAACTTGGGGTGCAGTTAAGAAAGTAGATGATTTAATGAAACTGTTTAAGACTGGTAATGGTAGCGAATTTTCAGGCAATACGGCATGGGGTGTTGTTAATGCCATTACCGATTTATATACTCATGGAACCGGTCGTAAACAAGACCCATCAAAAAAATTCTGGAATGCTTTTATGGATTCGGATAAAATTAAGCAAACCGTTGTCAATGATATGCTTGAATTAGTATAAATATTTCTTTTAACCCTTTTTATTGCAAGAGTAATAAATTCGAGTTGGGTAGACAAGAGTAATACCCAACTCACAAAAATAAGGAGAAAACTATGAAAATGTTATTTTTAACATTGGCATTACTAATCTTCGCTGAAACAACAATAGCGGAAAATTTAAACCATCGACAACATGCTGTAATAAAGCATATTGATAATAACAAAGTAAAAAAGAAACGTCATTTTAAACAAATTGGAATTGCTTCATGGTATGGTTATCAACATGCCGGAAGACCAACAAAAAATGGCGAAATTTTTAATCCAAAAAAATTAACAGCTGCCCATAATTCTTTACCTATGGGAACTAAAGTTAAAGTCACTAATCTTGAAAATAAAAAAAGTGTCATAGTTAAAATAAATGATACTGGTGGATTTGCAAAATATCATAGAATTATTGACTTAAGCTTAAAAGCAGCTAAGACAATTGGTATTACTGGATTAGGAAAGGTTTCTATAGAAGCTATTTAAATATTATAATATTGTTAATAACCAAGTGAGTAAAAAATGAGAATATCAAAAGAAACAATCGAAGTTTTAAAAAATGTTTCCCTAATCAATGATAACTTTTATTGGCAAGAAGGCAATACCATTACATCATTGGCTGTTGCGGAAAATATTTTTGTACAAGCAACTGTAAAAGAATCAATTGATTCACCGATATGGGTATATAGCTTAAATGATTTGATTAATGTTATGTCAATTTCTGAAAATCCAGAATTGCGTATTGGTGCTAATGAAGTGATTATTGATTGGGGCAATAGCAAAGCCAGATATGGTTTTTGTGACCCAGAATTGATTAAAGTTGCTGTAAAGTCAGCAAGTAAAAAAATTAAATTTCCAGAAGCAGAGATTAACTTTGAATTTGAAGTAAATCGTTCTAGTGGTTTATTAAAAGCTACTGCTATCCTTAAAACACCATATTTGAGTATTTTTTCTGAGGATGGTAAGGTTTGTATCAAAACATATGATAAAGACAATGTTAATTCAAATTCATATCAAGTAGATACTGGTACAGAAACTGACTATAATTTTAATATGATTCTCGATATTAAAAATCTAGTATTATTAAATGGTTTATATGATGTTTCTGTTAGTGGTAGAGGCATTTCGCGTTGGAAACATAAAACTCTTGATGTTGTCTATTATATCACTATGGATGAATCTAGCGAATTTGGCGGCTAATTATGAATGAAGATACTATAGAATTATATTCTAGGGATGGTAGCGAATATTATATATCAGAGGAATATGATTTAGTTAGTGATATGATTGCAGATTCATCAGAAGTAGGTGCGGAATATTATTCTGCAAAATTTTCAAAGATTAAACCTGCTAGTATTATTAACATAGATTATATATTAGAACAGTTTGATGAATATGTATATGATGTTTGTAATGTGGAATGTGCAACACCATTTACAGATGCCTCTGAAGAATCAAAGAAAGAATTGGAAGATTTTTTGACTGAATGGACAAATAAGAACGTAACTCTTTCTAATTATTATGAGTATGTTGGTCCAGAAGTTTGCCATCATATAACTGAAGAACAAATGAAGGAATGTATATGAATATGAATGAAGAATTTTTATGGAGTCAAAAATATAGGCCAAAAACAATAGAAGAATGTATTCTACCAGAATCTATAAAATCAACATTTAAAAATTTTATTGCTTCTGGGCAAATACCAAATTTTCTATTGAATGGTAAAGCTGGCACAGGTAAAACTACTTGTGCTTATGCTCTTTGTAATGAGATTGGCGCAGATGTAATGTTTATAAATGCTTCAAATGAAACTGGTGTGGATGTTATACGAACAAAAATAACACAATTTGCATCGAATAAATCGTTTGACGATAATTTAAAAGTAGTTATTTTAGATGAAGCAGATAGAGGAAGCGCAGCATTTCAAGATTGTTTAAAAACATTCATGGAAACATTCTCTAAAACTACTAGATTTATATTAACAACTAATACAAAAGGAAATATTATTACACCAATACATTCAAGATGCAATGTTATTGATTTTGTTATTAAAAAAGACGAAATGCAACATTTGCAAGGCAAATTATTTTCCAGAATTAAAGTAATTCTTAAAGAAAATAATATTAAATTTGAACCAGCCGCTGTGGCTGAATTGGTAAAAAAATTCTATCCAGATAATAGAAGAATATTAAATGAATTGCAAATGTATTCTTCTTCTGGTATTATTGATGTTGGTATTCTTAATGCTCTTTCAAACGAATCTATTAAAGAATTGGTTGGATATTTAAAAGCTAAGAATTTTAAAGATATTAGAGCATGGGTAGCAACAAATGGTGCTGATGAGCCACATTTTCTGTTTCATTATCTTTATGAACATGCCTACACATTATTGGAAAAGAAAAGCATTCCAGAAATGATTTTAATTTTAGCAAAATATAGTGAAAGCAGTTCTGTCGCCGTTGACCATGAAATTAATAACTTAGCCTGTTTTATTGAATTAATGACAAGTTGTGAATTTTTATAAGAGTATTAATTATGGCAAACGTGTTTGATTTTGTTAAAACGATAAATGAAAAAACAGACCAATTAGAGATTGATGGGTATGTTCCATATATCGTTAATAAAGCATTTAGTTTTACATTAGACACGGTTTTTTACGCAAACATGATGAATATAAATAGTCATATTGATGCAAAAATGCAATATGACTTTTATTATCATGCTTTATCAAAAAAGAAAAGATTTGGTAAATGGATTAAGAAAGATATTCCAGATATTGCAACAATAAGAGAATATTATAATTGTTCTATTAAAAAGGCAATTGAATATTCAAAAATTTTAACAACAGAACAAGTTGCAATATTAAAACAGCGAATGGATAAAGGCGGTAGAAAATGAGTGAGGATTATTACGACGATGAAATATTTGAATGGTCAAGAAATGATATGTTGGAAGTTATTCTACCTACATATGATGATTTCCTTAAAATTAAAGAAACATTAACTAGAATTGGTGTTGCATCAAAAATTGATAAAATTTTATATCCTAGTTGTCATGTTTTACATAAAAAAGGGAAATATTATATAATGAATTTTAAAGAAATGTTTTGTCTTGATGGCAGACCAACAACTATTACTTGGAATGATATTGAAAGAAGAAACACAATTGCAACATTATTACAAGAATGGGGATTATTGAAAATTGTTGATGAAAGTAAATGTGTGTATAAATGTCATATTAGTAATATAAAAATTATACCATATAAAGAAAAATCACAATGGACAATACAGCCAAAATTTACAGTTGGTAAAAAACGATAGGAGGTTGTAGTAATGAACTTTAAAGAACAAACTGGATTAAAGGGAGATGAAAAACCAATAGCAATGCTAATTAGTATGTGTTTTGAAGCTAGAAATAAGACGCATATTGCACATTTAAAAACAAGAAGTTATGCCGAACACATGGCTTTATTTGCTTTTTATACAGGTATTGTTGGTTTAGCCGATGCTGTTGCTGAAGCATATCAAGGTAAATATGGAATAATTTATGATTATCCTACTGCTATTTTATCTGGTTCTGGCGTTGATGTCGTTAAAGGTCTTAGGACTTGGATTGAAAAAAATAGAAATAAAGTAAGTTCTGATAGCAATATTCAAAATGATATTGATGCAATAGTATCATTATGTGACGCAACAATATATAAATTAGAATTTTTAAAATAACATTATCCGGTGGATTTATCCCCCATCTTTTATATTATGAGAAACAATAATGGTCACAATAAGAAACCAGCAAGGAACAGGAACTGAAGTATTTCAAACAATAACAACTAATACTTTTCCTTATGAACCAGGAACAGTTATTCGGATTAGTAGTGCTGATTCATATGATTATACATGCATAGTTATTAATAATTCTATTACTGGTCATACATGTAAAATATTAGTAGAAGATGAGTATGTTAATAAATCAAGAAACCCCTCAAAAAAACACAAAGGACAAAGATATAAGCCAACTGCATTTGATAAATTAAATCAATCCAAACAATCAAAATTTAAAAAATAATTGACTTTTACATAAAAGTCAATTATAATGTTTATATGGTCATGTCGTCTAGTGGATAGGACTGTGGACTGTGGAAACGTTGGTTCGAATCCTGTCATGGCCGCCAAATTATTTAATGGAGAAAATATGAGTTTAAATATGCCTACAGAATGCGCCAATATGCCACAAGCAAATAAAAAAGAATTTAACAAAAGTGGTTCAAAATATTTACGAGAAATACTATTAATTGATGAAAAATATGTTGACGTATATGCGGTGTTAGACGCATTTAATGTTATTAGTCCACCAATCCAACATGCTATTAAAAAATTATTATGTGCTGGTATACGTGGAAAAGGTGATGAAATCCAAGATTTGAATGAAGCTAAAGATGCTATATCTAGGGCTATTGAAATGCATATGAGTAAATTATAATAAGTATGGAATTTTATACTGACGTTAGATTATATGGGAAATCTATCCTTTATTCCGGGTATCGTGATGGAAAAAGATTTAATGAAAAAGTTTATCATAAACCATCACTTTTTGTTCAATCCGCAAAAGAAGAAAGATATAAAACTATTTTCAATGAAAATTTAAGTAAATTAGATTTTGGTGATATTAATGACGCTAAAGAATTCATAAAAAAATATAAAGACGTTTCAAATTTTAAATTATATGGTAATGATAAATGGGAAACTAATTTTATTTCAACGTATTTTCCTGCCGATAAAGTAGATTACAATTTATCAGATATTTCAATATCCGGTATTGATATAGAAACAACCACAGAATATGGTAATGTTAATATACTAGATACGCCAGAAGAAATTTTATTGATAACTATTAGAAATAATAAACATGGCACTATAACATTTGGAAGTAGACCATATTCTGGAAAATATAAAGGGATTTATCAATATTGTCAAAATGAAGCATCTTTGCTTAAAAGATTTCTTGAATATTGGTCACATTATTATCCAGATATTTTAACATCTTGGAATGGTGATACATTCGATATTCCATATATTGTTAGGCGTATGAGAATGGTTTTAGGTGGTGACTTATATAAACAATTATCGCCTTGGGGTATGGTAGTTGAAAGAACTGTTGTTAATAACAATAAAGAAGCTTTAATTTATGATATTTATGGTATTCAACAATTAGATTACTTAGCACTTTATAAAAAATTCAGGTTAATACCTAGAGAAAATTATAGATTAGATACAATTGCATATTGCGAATTAAAAACAAATAAATTAAAAAATCCTGGAAATACATTTAGGGATTTTTATACTGATTATTGGGATTTATTCACATCATACAATATACGTGATGTTGACTTAATTTTTGATTTAGAAGCAAAATTAAAACTAATTGAAGTTGCTTTAACAATGGCATATTCATCACATGTCAATTATAGTGATGTGTTTTCTCCTGTTAGAGTATGGGAATCAATCATAAATTCCTATTTGTTACAACAAAATATTATACAGCCATTAAGTAATGGTGAAAAAATATCAAGTAGTTTTCCAGGTGCTTATGTTAAAGAACCTAAAAAGGGAAGAAAGGGATGGACTGCTTCTTTTGATGCTACTTCACTTTATCCTTCTATTATTATGGGCTGGAATATTAGCCCAGAAACATTGGTCGAAGAAGAGCCGATAAAAGTAACGCCTATAAGCATTTTAAATAAGGAACATACCTTTACTACCGATAATTGCATAACAGCCAATGGGCACCAATATCGTAGCGATAAGCAAGGGTTTCTACCGGCTTTAATGCGTAAATTTTTTAATGACCGTGTTAAATATAAAACAATAATGCTTAATGCGAAAAAAGAACTAATTGAAATAGAAGAAGAAATGAAAAAAAGAGGGTTGAAAATTGTATAGTTGTATGTTACAATATTTGTATGAAAAAAATTAATAGATTACAAGATAAAGATTGGCTATATGAGCAATATGTTACTAATAATATATCTGCTTTGGCAATATCAAAGTTAGTTGGTTGTAGTGCAGTAACAGTAGGTGAATACATCAAAAAGCATAACATACAAAAGAGAAACACATTAGAAAGTAGAGTGTGTGCTTCATCTATAGTTTGTCTTGAAAATAAAGAATGGTTATACAATGAATATATAATTTTAAATAAATCTTTAAAAGATATTGGAGATATGCTCGGTGTTAGTATAAGTTTTGTTTCAAAATATATTAAACACCATAATATATCAAAATCATATACAGAAGCTTTTGTTAAAAATAATAATTCTATAGAATTATTATCAAATAAAACCTGGTTATATGAGCAGTATATAGTAAATAAATTTACTATACAGAATATATCTGATATATTATGTTGTTCCTGTTCATTCGTAATTAAACATTTAAAACAACACGATATAGAGATTAAAACAAATAAAACATATAAGTCTAACATAAAATATGATTTATTAGAAAATACAGCATGGTTATATGATAGATATATTAATGATAACATGTCTGTTATGGATATATCAAAAATTATAAATTGCTCTGATGCTACTGTTATATCATATTTGAAAAAATTTAATATAATAAGAGAGGATAAGCTATTGCCTTTAAAAGATAAAGATTGGTTATATAAAAAATATGTTGAATGTAGCCATTCAACATATTCATTAGCTGATGAACTTAATTGTTGTAGAACAACAATATCAAGATGGCTTAATACACATGATATAGAAATTGCAACAAATAAACCCGTATCTTCATTAGAGCATAAAGTCAGAGGATTCCTAGATGACTTGGATATTAAATATATTGCATCCGATAGAGAACAAATAAAACCATTAGAATTAGATATTTTTATACCAGATAAAATGATTGCTATTGAGATAAATGGTTTATATTGGCACTCTGAATTATATAAATCAAATGATTATCATGAACAAAAACGAATAAAGTGTGCTGATATTGGTATTAGGTTAATTTCTTTATATGAAGATGACCTAAATGAAAGATTTGATATTATAAAAAGATTCCTATTAAATGCTTTAGGTATCAATAATGAAGAACGTGTATTTGCTAGGAAATGTTCTATAAATTACAAACCAAATAAGAATATGATTAAGAGATTTATGGATTCCTATCATATCCAAGGCTATGCTGCTAATAATAAAGCCATTTCTCTTGAATATAATAATAAAATAGTTGCAGTTATGTTATTTAAAGGAAACGTTTTAACTAGGTACACAACCAGTAAAAAGGTTGTTGGTGGATTTAGTAAATTATTAAAAGCTTCTGGTATAGATGAAATAATTACTTTTGTTGATTTGGATACTTTTACTGGTGATGCTTATTTCAAGGTTGGGTTTGAAATTGATAGGTATCTTAAACCAGACTATAAATATGTAGTTAATAGCATGCGAATCCATAAATTCAATTTTAGATTGAAAAAATTTCGTGAAGACCCAAATTTATTATATGAAGAAGGATTAACAGAAAAACAACTAGCGCAATTGAATAATATCCCAAGAATTTATGATTCTGGTAAATATAGATTAAAAATAACATTAGGAAAATAAAATATGACTGCATATGCGGAATTAAATGATGATGACCTAATAGAAAAGTATAAGTCAGTTAGCAACATAGTATCATCTAATAGAAATGCTGAACAAGCAATTAAAATTCTTTTGAATGCAGGATATGGCGCGTTCACGAACAATCATTTCAAATTCTTCGATATTAGAATTGGCACTTCAATTACATTGACAGGGCAATGTATAATTCAATGGTGCGAAAAAACCTTTAATAATTATTTTAATAAAATATTAAAAACACAAGATGTTGATTTTGTTCATTATGTTGACACTGATAGCAACTATATTGATTTTCAGCCATTAGTTGATTTATATTGTAGTAATAAAACAGATGACCAAATTGTTGATTTTATTGACGTAATTTGTCAAACAAAAATGAAATCATTATTAGATAAAAGTTTTACCGAATTTGGTAATTATACAAATGCATTTGAGAGCACAATAAATTTCAAACGAGAAAATATTTGTTCTAGTGGAATTTGGGTTGGTAAGAAAAAATATTTGTTACGTGTACATGATTCTGAAGGCGTTAGATATTCCAAACCAGAAATTAAAGTTACTGGATTAGAAATTGTTAGAAGTTCAACACCAGAAATGGTGCGAAAAGGATTGACAGATTGCGTTGAATATATGTTAAATGATGATGTTATTGGATTGAGAAAATTTACATCACAATTAAAGAAAACATTTTGTGAAAGCAATCCAGACATTATTGCCTTTCCTCGCGGGGTTAATGACGTTGAAAAATGGATGGTTGGTGGTCCAAAATATAAAAGTGGTTGTCCAATAGCAGTTAGGTCAGCAATATTATATAATTATTATATAATGGATAAAAAAATAACTAATAGATATGCTAAAATAAACAGCGGTGATAAAATAAAGTTTGTATATTTGGTAAAAAGAAATCCAATACAGGAAAATGTCATAGGATTTAATGCAGAATTTCCAATAGAAATTGTTGATAGAAAATATATAGATTATAATTTACAATGGAATAAAGCATTTGTTGCACCATTGACTTCATTATTAGATTCTATTGGATTAGAGCTAGAACCGAAGAAAAAACTTGACGAATGGTTCTGTGACTGATATAACATATACATACTTTAAAAAGAGAGAATAGATTGCTATGGAGCTTAATGATAATCCGATACAATTTTCTGAATGGGTAGAAAAAAAAGCAATAACAGATGATACCACTTACTTAGATATTATTTGTGAATATTGCAAAGACCATGATATTGAATTTGCCACAGTAGCAAAATTTATCACTGATAATTTAAAATATAAAATAAGAGAAGAGGCTGAAAATAATAGACTATATAAAAAGAAACAAAAAATATCAATGTTTGAGGATTGTGATGAGTAAGAATATAACAGCAACATGGAATATTGAATTAATGTGTGAATGTCCTCATTGTGAGGAATATGTTAATTTATTAGACTATTGTGATTTTTGGGTTGATAGTAGTTTAGATGTTTGTGAATGGGGAACAGAAAGAAGTAAAAATGTTGAAGCAATCTGTCCAGAATGTAACGAAAAATTTGTAGTAGATTTAGAATATTAATTAAACAAAGAGAGTAACTATGAGTATAAAATTAGAAGATTATCAAGAATTTGCAATATCAACTGCTTCAGATGAATCAAAAGATTTTGATTCATTAATTGCCAGATTATATCAACTACATGGTAATTTAGGAGTATCTATTCCCGAATTATTAACTGGTGCTGCTGGACTTTCTTCTGAGGGTGGTGAATTTAATGAAATTGTTAAGAAATTGGTGTTTCAAGGAAAACCATTAACAGAAGATGTGGTGTATCATCTTAAACGTGAATTGGGCGATATTGCATGGTATTTTGCGCAAGCTTGTACAGGATTAGATACTTCTATCGAAGAAGTGCTTATAATGAATGTTGAAAAGCTTTCTGCAAGATATCCACAAGGGTTTGAAATTATTAAATCAGAAATCAGAAAAGAAGGAGATATTTAATGCGACCATTAGAAGTAGATATTTGGTATACTATTGTGAATTTCTTACCAAAGAAACTTATTTATTTTTGTGCAATGGCAGTTTTGCATCATGGCATTACCGGTAAATATGATAAATCAAATGTTGATAGCATTCGTGCAATCACTGCTATCCGTCGTTATAATGAAGATTTTGGAGTGGATAAATGAAAGTAATTCCTTTGATTATATTAGCAGTACTTATTTGGTTATATATTCAAATTGCTGTAGCCGAATTAAGTCCATGTTCTGTTTGGTCATCAACGCCAAGTTTGTGCGATTCGGATATGCAACCAGATGTTGAGTAGAACATTAATGCGATATATAAATTACATACCAGAAAAATATAATTTTTCTGGTTGTGAAGGCGATTTTGAACAAATAGCTAAAGATGCTGATGATATTACATTGAAAAATTATATAGAATATTTCAATAAACAATTAAATCTGGCTGAAGCAGAATTAAAAAGGAGAAAAGATGAGCGAAATGCTGGAAAAACTGAAGAAGAATAGCACAATAAAAGCATCACAAACATTATCAAAATCAAAGTTTTTCGATGTTGAAATGATACCAACAAGAATACCAGCATTGAATATTGCATTATCTGGTGCAATTGATGGTGGATTTTGTAGGGGATTAACTTTCTTTTGTGGTCCAAGTAAACATTTTAAAACATCATTTGCATTGATATTGGTGAAGGCTTATCTTGACAAATATCCAGATTCTGTGCTATTATTTTATGATAGTGAATTTGGTGCGCCACAAGATTATTTTGAATCATTTGGTATTGATACTACAAGAGTTCTCCACACACCAATTAAGAATGTTGAAGAATTTAAGTTCGATTTGATTCAACAATTGGAGAATATAACAGAGAAAGATAATGTTATTATTATGGTTGATTCTATCGGAAATTTAGCTTCAAAAAAGGAAATTGAAGATGCCATTGATAAAAAAGCTGTTGCTGATATGAGCAGAGCAAAAGCATTAAAAGGTTTATTTAGGATGGTAACGCCATACCTAACAATGAATAATATTCCAATGATTGCTATCAATCATACATATCAGACACAAGAATTATATTCAAAATCAGTAATGTCTGGTGGTTTAGGTGGGTATTATAGCGCAAATTCTATATTCATGATTGGCAGACAGCAAGAAAAAGAAGGAACTGAAGTTTCTGGATATAGCTTTATTATTAATGTTGAAAAATCGAGATTTGTTAGAGAAAAATCCAAAGTACCTATTACAGTATTGTTTGATGGAGGTATTTCAAGGTGGTCTGGATTGATTGATATAGCATTGGAATCTGGGCATGTTATTAAACCTTCAAATGGTTGGTATTCAAAAGTAAATGTGGAAACTGGTGAAATAGAGGATAAAAAATATCGATTAAAAGAAACTGCTAATAAAGATTTTTGGATGCCTGTTTTAAAAGACCCAACTTTTAAGGCATGGATTGAAACTAATTATAAATTGACTTCTGAGCATATTATGTCTGAAGACGATTTTGAAGAAACTGAATAACTAAGGAGACAATATGCAAGATTTTGAATTTCAATGTGCTGGATTGTCGGATAAAAATCAATTAATATTTTTAGTGGATGATTACCAACATGGCAAATGCTCTTATGCTATAAAAGAAACTGTTGTTGAAGATGGTATTGATGTTGAAGTGGATTTTCTACATGAGACAGACAAAGAAGTACCTGAAGATAGACAAAAAGAAATTGTATCAGCAATTGTTTTATCAATTCTGGAAACAGCTTCAGAAGAAGAAATTATAGAAAACGTTTAATTAATGGCAAGTTCAATAGATTCATTGATATTAACGAATCTTATCATGGATGTGGAATATAACAGAAAAGTTATTCCACATCTCATGGAGGAATATTTCCATTCTAATACAGATAAGATTATTTTTAACGAAATAAAAGATTTTATTGAAAAATATAATACCACACCAACTAAAGAAGCATTAGCAATCCAAATACAATCAAAAAAAGGAATAAATGCTGGCGATTTTAAAGAATCTATAGAATTCATTAATAACATTGATAAAGACTATGAAAAACAAGATTTTAATTGGTTAGTTAAAACCACTGAAAAATTTTGCAAAGATAAAGCTGTATTTAATGGTGTTATGGATGCTATTTCCATTATTGATGGCGAAGATAAAAAAAGAACGCAAGATGCTATTCCTGGTATCCTAACAGACGCATTAGCTGTTAGTTTTGATAGTAATATTGGACATGATTATTTTGCTGATAGTGAAAGTAGATATGACAAATATTCCGAAGATTTGGAAAGATTGCCATTTGATATTGATATTTTAAATAAAATTACTAGAGGGGGTTTGCCGCCAAAAACATTAACTCTTTTCCTTGGTGGAACAGGAACTGGAAAAACTAATATAAAATGCCACTGTGCAACAGCCCATATAAAAATGGGGAAAAATGTTTTATATATCACCAATGAAATGAGTGAAGAAAAAATTGGTGAAAGAATTGACGCTAATATGCTTAATGTTGAATTAGATAAACTGGAATCTATGGGCAGAGAAGCATTTACTACAAGATTACATAAATTATCTAGTAAAACCAATGGCAAATTAATAATAAAAGAATATCCAATGCATTCTGCTCATAGTGGACATTTTAAAGCATTGATTGAAGAATTGAGAATTAAAAAAAACTTCATTCCAGATGTTGTTTATGTTGATTATTTGGGAATTTGTGCATCTGCTAGATATAAAAGTAGTACTGGAATTAATACCAATACATATTATGGTAGCATTGCGGAAGAGTTGAGAGCATTAGGGCAATTTTATAATATACCGGTTGTTTCTTCAATTCAAACAAATAGAAGTGGTTCAACCAATTCTGATTTGGGATTAACCGATATTGCTGATAGCTTTTCTATTGCTATGGCTGCTGATTTGGTAATTGGATTGGTCACAAATGAAGAATTGGCGGCATTAAATCAAATGTTATTTGTGGTATTAAAAAATAGGCATAATGATGTAAATTATTATAAGAAATTTTTATTAGGTGTTGACAGAGCTAAAATGAGATTGTATAATCTTGATGATTCAGTTTCAAAAGTTCCAGATATACAACCAATTGCATCACAAGTAAAACAAAGTGATAAAAAAAGAGATTTTAGTGGATTTGAAATATAAAATATGATATAATATTGAATAATATAACTTAGGTAGTGATGATATGTGCGAAATAATACAGGTTCCTATAATAAATTCCGTAGATTATATGAGAAAAATGGCTTTAGAATTGGAACGCGCCATCAATTTTGAAGAGGAAAAAGCTATATATAAAAGAATATGTGCTTATTCACGAGAAAATAATGTACCAATAATTACTGCAAAACAAACCAATAAACATTCAATAGTATTAAATGTTGATGTTGAATAATTACACAATATTTACCATTCCATAAATAGAATAAACAACTCTTTTATGGAATGGCAATGGCAACTACATCTACAAAAAAACCAGAAGATAATAAACCAAATATTATCGACATTAAACCTACTCCCATTAAATATGATAAGAAAGATAGATTAATGAGAGGATTTGCGCAAGATGCTGAATTTAAAAAGAAACATGGTGATAAATGGCGGCAAGTTGCTTCAGCAATAACACATGTTCATACGGCCCACAAAGACGATACTATAAAACACTTATAAATAATATTAATATTATTTTATAAGGGAAATGTTTTAAAGTATGGAAAATTTGTTTAAATTAGAAGCAGCACATTGGTATGATTCAGTTGATTATAGTATATTCGAACAAGAATTTGAAAGAATTAACATAATAAAAAAACACACTAAGAAATATTATAAAAGTGGATTTATAAATGAGAGATTATATTTAAATCATATTATAATATTAGGAAATATGTTTTCAACATTTTCAACAAATATGTTGTTCAGAACAACACCAATAGAACATTGGCCTCTTCTAATAACAGTTTTATTATACCTTAATAAAATGCCGGAAAAAATACCTTATACAGATTTGCATTATAGTCAAATTGGAATAGACCAAAATATAAAGGAAAGATTGGAAAATTTATGAAAACATTTAAAAAGTTTATTGGCGAAGAAGTTGCCGCAAATGCGGTTGGTGCAAATCCACCAGATGCTGTAAAAGTTGCTGGCGAGCCATTCAAAAGAGTTGGGAATTCAATCACTACACTCCGTAGAGATAATAAAAAAGCAAGAATTGCTAGAAACCAGGCAAGAGAAAGACAAACTAGCGAATTTTTGTAAAATAAAATATTGACATATTATATCAATATGGTATAATATTATTTTTATTATGAGAAATATATCATGGCAAAGCCAACTAATACTACTAAGCTTACGGAAACTCTATCGCTAACAGAAATGAGTGATGGGTTTTGGTTATACGATTATACACGTGGCATGGACCTAAGTATGAAGGCAAAAACACCACAGGATGCTTTTGTGGAGTGTATCACCTACTACCAGAATAGATTGATTGAAGAAGAAATCAAATATAGTAATCTGGCAGAAAAGGTTGATGCTTTTGTTAGTCAGTTTACTATTGATGATGGCGACTTCGACTACTAATATGTCACTTTGGATTCAAAAAACATTCATAGATAGAATTTCATACAATCTACCAAGATTCACATGGATTAGTCCAAATGTTGGTAGATTCAGATGTATATTATGTGGAGATTCTAAAAAAAGTTCAACTAAAGCAAGAGCATTCTTTGTGGCTAAAAAAGATAACTTTATGTTTATCTGCCACAATGGTTGCTGTGCGCCACATCCATTTAAGGTATTTTTAAAAAATTATGATTATGGCTTATTTCAGGAATATAAAATAGCAGAGTTAAAAGAATCTGGAAATTATAAAGAACCAGAAAAAAGCGTTCATGATTTAATAAATGAACTAGAAAATAAAAAACCAACATTTAATCCTCTATTGCGTTTAACACCACTAAGGCAATTGCCAAATGATTCTTTGGCAAAGAAATATCTCATTGATAGAAAGATACCATTAAAATATTGTTATTATACTAATAAATATTTTTCTTGGGCAAATTCTTTTCAACCAGGAAAATATCCACCAAATGGAACAGAACAAGAAAGAATAATAATTCCTTGGTTCGATGCTGATGGTTCTTTTTCTGGTTATAGTGCCAGAGCAATTAATGGTGAACAGCCAAAATACTACACATATAAGGCTCATGATGATGCGTTATTTGGAATGGATACCATTGACCAAACTAAAAAAGTTTATGTCGTAGAGGGTCAAATTGATTCAATTTTCATAGATAATTGCGTTGCCGCTGCAAGCTCTGCTTTAGATTCAACTATTATACCAAAGAATAAAGCCATTCTAATACCAGATAAGGATGTTAGAAACAAAGAAATTATGAAACTTGTTGACAAGTGGATTAAAAACGGCTATACTATATGTATGTTAAATGAAAATTTTCCTTATAAAGATATTAATGATGCTATCATTGATGGTATGACAAAAGAAGAACTTATGTGTATAATTGAAAATAACACGTTTTCTGGATTAAAGGCTAAAATGATGTTTACCAAGTGGAGTAAAGTATAATGGCATTGAAAAAACAAGAGCGCAAAGATAAACTTACTGAAATATATTATTTATTAGCCAAAGTGAAAGATAATGATATTGTTGATGAGGCACGTAAAAAAATAATTCATATGCTAACATATGATGGATTATTTATTTTTGAGAAAGATGAATTATTTTAGTGAGTGTTAAATGAGAGATGTATTAGTATTATATCATGGCGGTAAGTGTGCTGATGGGTTTGGTGCTGCTTATGCGGCTTGGGTAAAATTTCGAGATTCCGCTGAATATATTGCTGTAAATTACGGTGAAGAGCCGCCGGATGTTAAAGATAAAGAAGTTTATGTTGTAGATTTTAGCTATCCGCTGGAAACTTTGGTTAAAATGAAATATGATTCAAAAAGTATTTTCGTCATTGACCATCATGCAAGTGCTGTTGATAATTTATTAACAAAAACTGATGATAGAATACGAAATCGAAATATTGATTACATTAAACATGATGTTTGGTTTACTATGGAGCAATCTGGGTGCGGTATGGCTTGGGATTATTTTCATCCAGGAATACCAGCACCATATGGTTTATTATTAATTCAAGATAGAGATTTATGGTTGTTTAAAGATAACAATACAAAAGCATTTAATGCAGCATTAAGAGCATTCATTAAATTTGATTTCTTTAAATGGCATGAAATAATGTCAAGTAATACATTAACATTAGATTTGATTGAACGTGGCGAAGATGTATTAACGGTATTTGATAAAGATATTGCAGACTTATCTGCTAAGGCATATCGATATACATTAAATGGAATTGAATGTTTAGCATGTAATGCACCTGCTAAATATGCATCTGAGTTGGGAAATGTTTTAGCAAAAAAAGCGACATTTGCGGCAATATATTCTTTTGATGGACAAAGAAAAGAATGGCAATATTCATTAAGGTCTGTTGGTGATTTTAGTGTTAAAGATATCGCAGCATTATTTGGCGGCGGTGGACATAAAAATGCTGCTGGATTTTCAACTAAAGAATTAATATTATGAGTAGATATAGATTAATAACAAACAAAAGGATAAAATATGAATTATGAAGTGAATGTAATAGCGGATTCTGTTAATAAATATGGAGTCAGAGCAATAACTATTGAAGCACAATACCCAAGAATCATATTAGCAGAATTAAATACACACAGGGTATTTTCAAGAAATTCGTCCAGTTCCAGGGCAATTCCTATTAAGACTCTTTTAAAACAAGTGTGGAACAATCCATTTATGCCTGTTTATTGGGGAAAAAATAAACCAGGAATGAAAGCACACGAAGAATTAGAAGGTATTAATTTGTGGCTAGCAAAGCAGTTATGGTTATTGAGTTCAAAAGTAGCTTGTATATTTGCTTATTTGTTTAGTTTGATTGGTTTACATAAACAAATAGGTAATAGAATTATAGAACCTTGGATGTTTACTAGAACTATTGTAACATCTACAGAATGGAATAATTTCTTTGAATTACGTTGTCATCCAGATGCACAACCAGAAATTAAAAAATTAGCAGAAATGATAGAAGATGCTATTTTTAATAGCGTTCCTGAGTTTTTACATGAAGGCGAGTGGCATTTACCATATGTATTCAGTGACGAAAAAGCTAGATTTGATATTATTCACTTATTAAAATTATCCACAGCCAGATGTGCAAGGGTTTCTTTTTTGACGCATGATAATAAAGAACCCCATTTTATGAAAGATTTTGGGTTACATGATAGTCTAGTTGGTAGTGACCCAAAACACGCTTCGCCAACTGAACATCAATTAACTCCAGGTGATGACGAAAAGTTTTATTTTAATCATAATACTTGGAAATCCTATAGATGGTTTATTGAAACAAAGGAGAATATTAAATGAAATACTTTTACGACACAGAATTTATTGAAGATGGCAAAACAATTGAATTACTTTCAATTGGTATTGTTTCTGAGGATGGTAGAAAATTATATTGCGAATCCAATGAAGCCGATTTATCTAAGGCAGATGATTGGGTTAAAGAAAATGTTATTAGCCAATTATGGCATAAACAAAAAGATAAATCTCGATATAATGAGTGGATTAAAACAAATTCTGGCGGTTTTATGTCAAGACGTGTTATAGCACATGAAATAAAGAAATTCTGTGATATTGAAAAATATGGTAAGCCAGAATTTTGGGCATATTATGCTGATTATGACCACGTAGTATTATGTCAATTATTTGGTAAGATGATTAATTTACCTGAAGGTTGGCCGATGTATACAAATGATATTAAACAACTTTGTATGTCTATCGGAAATCCTAAATTACCGGAACAACCAAACAATGAACATAATGCATTAGCAGACGCTGAATGGTGCAAAGAGGCATATTATTATATAATGCAATATAATAACGCATTTAAAGTAAACACATACACAAATTTTTTAGACAAATATTAGAGGAAATAATGAACGAAGAATTAATATCACTAAAGGCAGAAAGTTTAACATTGGTATCGTTAGAGAAAAAGAAAAAATTTGATTGTGCGGATATTTTTTCTGTGTTAGGCGTGGTTGGGATGGCATTGTTGGTATCAGCATTTTTTTAAGGAATTTTTATGGGAATTAGGTTATTAACACCGAAAACAGAATATACAATGGATTATCCAACAGCCATTGAATATTCTCAAAAACAAGCATCAATATTTTGGTTGCCAGATGAAATAGAAGTTGAAAAAGACCTTCATGATATGAAAACAAACTTCACAGAAGCTGAATATCATGGTGTTATTTCAACATTAAAATTATTTACAATATATGAATTATCAATTGGGAATGAATATTGGTCTGATTATGTTGGAAAGATATTTCAAAGACCAGATATTCAAAGAATGGCTTCGTGCTTTTCATTCTTTGAATTAAATGTGCATAGCCCGTTTTATAATAAAATTAATGAAGTTCTTGGATTAGATACTGATGAATTTTATAATTCATATCTTGATGATGAAGTGTTGAAAAATAGAATGGGATGGATTGGTAAAAGAACAACAAAAAGAGATACGGTTTTTAATATATTAAAATCTGTTGGTATTTTTAGTATGATTGAAGGTGCTATTCTTTATTCAAATTTTGGGTTCTTAAAACATTTTAATAATGTTGGTAAAAATAAACTAATAAATGTTAATGCTGGTATTAATTTTTCCGTAAATGATGAAAGCTTACATTCACAAGCTGGTGCTTGGTTATTTAGAACATTATTAGACGAAGCATGGAAATCTAATGAAATTTCATTACAAGAAATGGAACAGTTAAAAGAAGAACTGACAGAAACCGCTAAAATTATTTTAGAACACGAAGAAATTATCATTGAAAAAATATTTGAAAAAGGACCAATAAAAGGCATCAGTTTTGTTCAATTGAAACATTTTGTTGAGTCCAGGTTAGATATTTGTTTAAATCAACTTGGGTTTGAAGGAATATTTAAGCCTCACTATAACCCAATTGCTCAATGGTTTTATAAAGATTTGGATAGCTCCACATTACATGACTTTTTTAGTTCACAAGGAAATGATTATAATAGAGCTTGGAATGAAAATAAATTTATATGGAAAAAATTACATGAGGCATGAAAAAAGCATTTATGATGAATTGGGTGAAGAAAGAAAAAAATTACAAGATGAAGGGTTATTGCCTAAATGGGTAACGACATTAGCATGGCAAATGTTAAAAGAAAATTATCTAACACCAGAATACCCAGATTTAAAAAGTGTTTATACACGTATATCAAAACATGCTGCAAAATATACAACAAATCCCGAAGAATGGGAAATTAAGTTTTTTGAATTATTTTGGAATGGTTGGTTAGCAGCATCAACACCGGTACTTTCAAATATGGGTACTGGATTTGGTTGTCCTGTAAGTTGTTCTGGTGGCGTTATTCCAGATTCTGTAATAGGGTTTTATGATTCACAGAAAGAAGCTGCTGTTTTATCAAAAAATGGTTTTGGCACTTCTGGATATATGGGTAAAATTAGACCAAGGGGTGCTAAAATTACTGGAATGAAAGGAAGTGCTAGTGGGACATTGCCAGTATTTAAAGACTTTGTTCAGGTATCAAGAGATATTAGCCAGGGGTCAAGTCGTCGTGGGGCATGGGCAGGTTATATTGAAATTGACCATCCAGATTTCTTTGAATTAGTTAATTTTATTAATAAAACACCGGATGATGCAAATATTGGTTGGTGCATTAGTGATAAATTTATTGAAAGATTAGAAGCAGGGGATAGAGATGCTTTAGAAAGATTGCAAAAGTCTTTAAAATTAAAAATGATTACCGGTAAAGGATATTATTTCTTTACTGATAAAGTTAATAGACAAAACCCGCAAATGTATAAGGACAGGAATTTAAAAGTTCTTGCAAGCAATCTTTGTACAGAAATTGCTTTAATGTCTGATGAAGAGCACACATTTTCATGTGTATTATCTTCTATGAATGCTTCACTATATAATGAATGGAAAAATACCGATGCTGTATTTAATGCAATTGTTTTCTTAGATTGTGTGAACCAAGATTTAATAGAAATTGGTAAAAGAACCGAGGGAATGGATAAAGTTGTTAAATTTGCTAAAAAAAGCAGGGCATTAGGTTTAGGTCTACTAGGATTCCATTCTTATCTACAAGATAATAGTATTCCATTTGAATCATTTGAAGCACATTTAAAAAATATTGAAATATTTAAACATATCAATGAAGAATCTTTAAGAGCTTCTGAATGGATGGCAAAAGAATTTGGCGAACCTGAATGGTGTGTTGGTTATGGAGTAAGAAATACTCATAGAATTGCTGTGGCACCAAATCTTTCTTCTGCATTAATTTGTGGTAGTGTTAGTCAAGGCATTGAACCTATATATAAAAATGCTTATATACAAAATACTGCTGCTGGTAAAATGACCAGAGTGAATCCTTCATTGTTAAAAATAATGAAGGATAAAGAAATTTATAGTGATGTTATAGTTGACGATATTATAGCAAATAATGGTTCAGTTCAAAATGTTGACTGGTTAACAGACCATGAAAAACAAGTATTTAAAACAGCATTTGAAATTGACCAGAAAACTATTATAAAATTGGCTTCTGCGAGGCAAAAATATATAGACCAAGCGCAAAGTATCAACTTATTCTTTTCTGCTGATGAGGATGAAGAATACATTGCTGAAGTGCATCAATTAGCCTTTCTGGATAAGTATATTAAATCTTTATATTATATTAGGTCAGAAACTGGCGTTAATGTTTCTAAAGGCGAATGTTTATCCTGTCACGGATAGTATAAAAATATTGACTTAGTATGGTTATAGTCGTATAATATAACCATACTTTAACTTAATTAACTAATAAGGTGGCATTATGTTTGATTTTGATAAATGGGATAAAGAATATAAAGAGTTTGAAACCATATGTAGAAAAAGAGAACTTGAAGAATTAAGGCAATTGAGGAATGAAGGACTTGAAACTGCATTAAGAAGAAAATTATTGGATAATAGTATTAGTGATAGTCGTTTCTATAATGGACTTGATGTATAACATTTAATTTGTATGTAATGGTGAAGTATGAAAAGGTTAGTAAAAGTAGTTTCGGCTAGATTAGATAGTTATTGGTATGCCGGTAAAATTGGTGAAACATTTTGGGTAGAGGATTATTCTAGCGATATATATAGGGTTTGTTCTAGTGTGCCAACTTGTAGTTGGATTGATATAGCAGACTGTCAAGAAGTTATTTCAAACAAAGAACATTTAATATGTATAAATGAAGCTAGAGCTTTGCAAAAATCTGGAAATGTATTTGCCAATAAACCAACTTCATTTGAATGCCTTGATTTACCAGATGATTTTATGGATGCTTATATTAATTATTTAAAAAATAAAGATGCGTTTAATGCTATATTAAGAAAATATGAATTTAAAGAATTATGATACAACCATATATAAAATGTGGGAATTACGTGTTTGAATCAACGTATGAACACCCAAATAAAATGTATCATGAATATTATCATCATGTTTTATATAATGTGCCACAAAAAGAATATATCTTATATTCTTTTATTTTGAAAATTTTCAATATGATAACCAAATGACCACAAAAAAGAAAACAATTCAAGGCATTAGTTATGTTCAACTAAAACATTTTGTTGAATCCAGATTGGATAATAAACCTTGACAAAGTATGTGTATGCTGTATAATATACACATACTTTAATTTTTATATAACGTAACGGTATGATATTATGTTTGATTTCGATAAATGGGATAAAGAAAACAAAGAATTTGAAACCATATGTAGAAAAAGAGAAATTGAAGAATTAAGGAAATTAAGACATGAAGGATTTGAAACTTCAATAAGAAGAAAATTATTGGATAATAGCATTAACGATAGTCGTTTTTATGATGGGATTGATATATGATAGCTAAAGTGAAAATAATAAAGGCAAAACTTGACACATATTGGTATTCAGGTAAAATTGGAGAAATTTTTGAAATAGAATATGATGAAAAAAATATAGCCTATAATAATTTTAGAGTATTAGATGATACTAATAGTGGATATTTTATTGATGGGGAAGATTTTAAAATCATTTCTATTGATGGAAAACATGTGAAACCACAACCGCCAATAAAAGAAATCCCAACAATTTGTGCTCTATTTAAACAAACAGCCGGAATTGCATATTTTGATTTTTTTGCATGGTGGAGAGAACCGCCAACAGTTAAAGAATTGCTATCAATAACAGATATTAATATTACAGTAATAGGTGAATTATTGGATGGCAATGTTGTTAAAGATATATTTGGAAACAAATACCTTTTTAATTTCAATTTAACTGAAGGTTTGCTTGAATGACCACAAAAAAGAAAACAATTCAAGGCATTATTTGGGGTGACGAGCCAACATTTGACGGTAAAGAATATTCTCAAGCTGAATTCATACAAGTGTTGAATTGGTATAATTATAATGTAAGCCATGAAGAATTAAAGAAATATACTTTAGATTATGTTAAAGAATTTTATTTCCTTTATAATATAAATTTAGTTAGTAATTTAGAAGATATTCCTAAAACATTATTCAAGGCTACTCTTGGTGCATTATGTAGAATGTTATCTCGTGGATACCCCAAAACAGATTACATAAGCAAAAAAATTCAATCACAACTGTATGAGCTGGTTGATTATGCTGGTGTGAGAGAAGCAAAAAAGACAATAATTGTTCCACAAAAACCAACAGTTAAAAAGAACAATGTAGATAGCTACATTGATGATGTCGAATCTTATCTTGATAATTGCGTGACCACTGGGAACTTTTATAAGAAGGACTGGAAAAAATTTATAAAAGAATACAAAATAAAAAAGAAAGAAGGTCAAGAAATTGCCGAATATTTTACTAAATTATTAAATGAACTTAAAGAGAGTGATGAAGGGTATGATAACATTAGCAAATCAGATTTTAACAAATATAAGGATATTGTTGATAACGTTGTTAATACGTTTTCTGGTATTGTTGGCACAACTAAAACAAGAACTAAAAAACCAGTAGATAATTTTAAACTGGTATCAAAAGTAAAATATATGGAAGAATTTAATGAACTGGGCCTTGAATCAATTCACCCGGTTCATATAATTGATGCAAAATATGTTGTTTTGTACAATACAAAATATAAAAAGATTCAACTAATTGTTGCTGAAGATAAATTAACAATTCGCGGTAGCACAATTTACGGAATTAATAAAGAAACTTCTCAATCAAAAACTGTTAGAAAGCCAGAATTAATAAAGCATAAATTTGTTAAAAAAGATTTTCCATATATCCTTGGTAGTTTCAGAGAATTAAAAACAAAAGACAGCGCACCAACTGGCGCGATTAATGATAATACTTTAATATTGGTGGTAATATGAGAGATGCAAATATAAGATTGTATAGAGCGAGAAGTGGAAAATATGAAGCATATATCCCAGGAAATGGCGGATTTTATTCCAAAGATGAATTTATATGTTCAACGGATACATTGAATCAAGCAAATGAAGCAATCGCACAATATTGTGCTAAATGCAACATACAATATGTACCAATTTTTGTATTTAAAGACAATAGATACCAAGAACAACTAGCTACTTCAAACATAAAGAAAAGGTTCTAACAGAAGTGATAGAATCTTTATTAAAACAATTAGACGAAAGTAGAAATACTTTAAGAGACATACAAGATATCATAAGAGGGTATAAAAATGATTCTGATTGATTGGTCAGCAATTTCTATTGCTTGTATATTAGGAACTTCTAAGTCAGAATTAAATAACTTCTATGAAGATAAAGGCGATTTGTTAAAACATATTATTTTTAATAGATTGAGATATTATAATCAAAAATTTTCTCATGAGTATGGCGAATTAGTTATTTGTATTGATTCCGGTAAAGTTTGGAGAACAGATTTTTTCAAAAATTATAAATGCAAGAGAAAAGAAAAAAAGAAAGAAGATAAAAAAATTGATTGGAATTTATTATTAAAAGTATCTGATTCTGTGTTAGATGATATTGCGGAATATTTCCCATATAAAGTAATTAAAGTAGAGAAAACTGAAGCCGATGATATTATTGCTGTATTGGCTAGAAATTATAAAGAAAAAACTGTTATAGTATCAGCCGATAAAGATTTTAAACAATTATTAGGCAATGAAAGAATAAGACAATATCATCCAGTAGAAGATAAATTTATAAAGTTAGAAACACCAGCTTGGAAATTTCTTTTGGAGCAAGTTATACGCGGAGATACCGCCGATTCTATTCCAAATGTTTTATCCGATGATAATGTCTTTTTTGAATGTCGTAGACAAAAAAGCATTTATGAAAAATATGTTGATGAATTTCCAGATAGATTAATGGTGAAATCATTAACAGAAGAAGAAAAGAAAAACTTTGACAGGAACGTTAAATTAATTGATTTGAATGCTATCCCAAAAGATATACAGCAAAATATTAAAGATACCTATGATAACTATGTTGTTAAGGGAAACCGTAAAACATTGTTTGATTATTTGATGTATGGTAGATTCAAATTATTAATCGATTGCGTTGATGAATTTTAATTATAAACAACTAGGATAAAAAATGGCTAATAAAAACATATATGAAATTTTAGAAAAAGTATGTTCTGATAATGAACCGGGAAAACCAACATTATCAGAAAAACTTAAAAAGGAAATTGAGCTGAATCCAGCTTTACATGAATTGTTGCGTATGAATTTCGCACCAAATTTTATTGGATTGGAATTGCCAGAAGGTATGCCACCACATAAAGAACACGTTAAACAGCCTTATGGTTATGGTGAAGTTTCTTTAATGATGGAAACGAAACGTCTTTATTTGTTTGTTAATGGCTTTGTTAAACTAACAAAGCAGCAAAAGGAGACAAGATTCATTGAATTGATTGAAGCATTGCATTGGCGAGAAGCAGAATTATTAGTTGCAATTAAAGACCGCAAATTAACTGACTTATTTCCTTTAATTAATAATTTATTAATAAGTGAAGTTGCACCAGATATTTTACCACCATTAACATTTGAAGATGGTATTGTTGCAGCTGTTTATCGCAAAAGCACAAAACATGGTATTAATGAAATAGTATCTAGCAATTACAATTGGAAAGTATATACGCCACAAGAATTATTAGAACAGTCTTTACATGGTAATATAGTATTTAAATACCCAGAACAAGCAACAGAAGAAAATGGATTAAATGTTCTTTTACCTGATTTTGTACCACCAGATGGGAAAAAAGTTGTTATTGAAACAACCAAAACCAAACAAGGTAGACCAAAAAAAGGCGAAAATAGAGTTCCAAAAAAATACGTAAAAGTTGCTGTTGATAAAAGAACTTTGAGAAAAAAGGTTAAAGAAGAAGTTCCAGAAAAAACAGAAATACCACAAGATTATGTTGACAAATAAATTTTTTAGTGTATAATATTTCTCATACTTTAAAACAACTTTTGAGAAATATATTATGAAAAAATCATTATTACTTTTATTGATTGTATCTGTAAATAGTTTTGCAGATACTTTCGATGAAGATAAAAATTTTGCACCAAAAGATAATGATGTTCCATTGATTTATGAACCGGTTATTGTCAAATGGTTCAAGAATTCAGTACCAGATGTCGTTTATTTGCAGAAATTACAAAACCATAAACCTATAAAAAATATTCATAGATATAGTGATTATAGTCGTTTTGATGAACATCCTTGTGAATATGATATTTGGCCTGAAGGATTTATTTGTATAGAACCAAATCCAAGAATAGTTTATGAAGAAGAATTGCCGGAATTGAAAAAACCAGTAGGAAATGTTCCTGAACCATCTATTATGGCTATGCTTGGAATTTATATGATACTAAGGAAGAAAAAAGATGTTTGAGTTTATTAACCTATTGACAACATTTATTTCAACAAATCATGCATACGTTATAAGTGCCATAACGATTTTGACAATGTATTGGTATAACCATATTAGAGATGAAGATGAGTAAAGTTAAAAAGATAGAATTTACGCGAGAAGAAGCAATTCAACGTGCATTAATAAGAGCACAAGCAGACAGTTTTTTAAATACTGATAAAGTTATTCCAGTACCAGATAATAGAAAATTAAAAATTGGTGATGAATTAGAAATTGGAAACTTGGAAAATGTTGTTGTCTGTTATGTTTCTGATGATTACAGATATATTGTTGTAGATTATGAAAGAGTTGATAATAATTATGGCAATCCAATAAGGACAGCAGAAATTGGTTGTTTTGTATGGCATCATGTGTTTTTGAAAACTTCTATAAAAAATACAGAATTTACTGCCAAAAATATACCAATAAAAACTTATTTATCCAGCCCATTAAGTTCTTTAATTTCAAAAGTTCTTAACTATGGTGTTGATTTTTCACCAGAATATCAACGCGATTATGTTTGGACTATAGAAGATAAAGAAAAGTTGATTCAATCTATATTTGAAGGTAGAGATATTGGCAAATTTATATTTTTAAAATATAATTGGGATGATAAAGAAGAAATATTAGATGGCAAACAAAGATTGGATGCTATTGTTGATTTCTATACTAGCAAAATTCCATATAAAGGCGTGTATTATCATGAATTGAGTAAACATGACCGTTATAGATTTGAAGATATTATCGTGCAATATGCAGACATTGACGCTAAGAAATTTACTGAAGCAGATAAGATAAAACTATTTCTGTTTGTTAATGCCAGCGGCGTACCACAATCAGAAGAACATTTAACCAGATTAAAAAATAGATTAAATGAATTATGAAGGAAAAAATATACCAAATACCAGAAGAACAACTTTATAGATTATTGGTAACACAACCAAGAACAAAAAGATTTAATAAAACAGTAATGTATGATATTTCAGAAGAACATTTATTTGAATTGATGGGATATTGTGCTAAAAAAAATAAATGTTCTAATTTTGGTGACTCACACTGTAAATGCCATGCTAGTGCATTAAAATATCAACAAGCAGTGATAGAACCACCAACCATTAATTTGATAGCATAACACACAAAAAATAAGCATCAACCATATCATTAATGGGGCTGATTGATTTATCAGTCCCAAATACCTTAAAAATATCAAATCCTGTCTGCTCAACAAACGCACTACACATCAATTCCTTTTTTGCGCCTCCTTTACCCGTTGCTAGTTTTTTTGAAGCACTAGGCGGCGTTATTTGGTATTTTATGCCTTTCTTATAAAGCTTATGTTTTAATATACCAGCATTCTCAGCAATTTGGAAAACCATACCAGAAGAACCGAAAGAATATCCTTCAATATTAACTAAATCACTTTCTTGTAATAACGACATTGACCAATTTGAAATTTTATCAAATCTATCTTCGCTATTATAATAATCTTCATGTTGATAACCTCGAATGGTAAATTTATCATTATTAGTTTTAAATTTACCAATCAATTTCTTTTTAGATGTTAGATAATGAAAATTAAAGATATCATTTTCTAACACACAAATAGCAGGACAAGAAAGTGAATAATCAATACCAACTATTCTTGTCATTTAAAATAATCCTTTGCCATCTTCGGAAAATGTATTTCTATCATAATCATATACTTCTGATTTTGTGCAATGTTCTGGACCAAATAAAAAATCTATGATTTTCTTTAATAAAATTGCCCATTTTTTACCTTTCTTGGCATTTTTACCAACTCTACTGGATATAGTTTCATATGGACTTCCAGCCATAACAAAAACATTGAATCCAATATCAATCCATAATAAAATATTAATAAAATATGTTTTAACTGTTTTAAATGTTGCTGTTATAAAATATTTCATATGCTTGACCAAGTTTCATCTATAGTATGAGTTTCATTTTTAGCAGCTGTTCTTGGATTAACAACTGCATTATAATTTTCACCAGAAGATGGGTTTCCTACAGCATTTGTGAGGAAATTAACATCAACTTCTTTAATTACACTTTGTCCAGTTGCTATTGGTCCAAATAAATTCACTTTAGCTGTAAAATTTAAAGTATTTATTAACAATCTTTCTTCAATCCATTCCGATAAATAATTATCGTCAGAATTGGTGCCATTTAATACAATAGGAATATCTTCTGATAAATTTAATTCTGTTATTGTATTTACTGTTAAATTATAATGTGGAGAAAAATATGGTAATATTTGTTCTAACATTGCCAGAGAATCTTCTATTGTTTTAGAAGCAAGATATAATCCAAATTCAATATTATATGGTACTGGGGCAAAAACACTAGTTCCCCTATCACCAGTTCCACAATTTATTACTTTATTATTAGAATTTAATTTTCTAGTTGGGTCATATTTATAAGACAAAACTTCAAATGCCATTCTAGGTAAAGTTATAGAAGTAGATTTCAATAAATCTGGGTTTCCAGAAATTCTAGTTACCCATTTTTCTTTAGCTGAATATGCCAGCGGAACATCCAATTCTTGAAGAACTGTTCCATTTGGATTGAATCTTTGTATTTTTAACCCATTTAGCATATTACCAAAAGCAACAACGGTTTTCCTTATTGTGCCATGATTAAATGTTGTGTTGAACATTAGCGTTACCTATAAGTTTATTATCTTTCTTGATATTATCTTCAGCCCATAATGGTTGCAGATTTTTATAATTCTTTTTCTCTATCAGATGTGCCAAATCCTTTATCAGATAATTTTTTTTGTAAAGCTTCTCTTCCAAACACTTCTTTCAATTCTTTATATGTTTTCATTTTTTTATCCTTCTGCAATGTGTTTATTATATTTATAAGTATTGCGGAATCATGATTTTCATGATATAATATTAAATTAGTTAAATTTTAGTAGAACATATGATAATAAAAAAATTCATACCAACATGGCAAGGTTCAAAGGCTTCATGGGTTAAAAAATTACAACACCATTATGGTAAAGATTTTGTTGAATTATTTGCTGGTTCTGGTGTAATATCAGCGAGTCTAGCAAAAACAACAATATTAAATGATATTGACCCATATATCTATAAAATTTTATCAAGATTTGATGAATTAGTTCCTATGGAAATATTCACGGAAGAAGATTATTTTACATATAGAAGTAAAGAAGATTGGTGGAAATATTCATTTTATTTATTAAAAATGTCATTTTCTTCTATGTTCAGATATTCTTCTAATGGTTTTAATGTTCCGTTTAATAAAAAAATAAAACAATTGAGAGTTATGCATGAATATAGAGATTCATTGCGTAGATGGAAAGAACTATCACCAACAGTGTTAAATGGTTCTTACTTAGATATACAGAAAGAATTATTAAAAGATAAAGTTGTGATTTCTGACCCACCTTATGAAAATGCCAAAGCTGGATATAATACATCATTCAATTATCATGAATATTGGAATTTTATTAAATCGTTAGAAGGAACTTGTGAATTGATAATTTTCGATTATATTGAAAATATGCCGATTAAAACTACACATAAACAAACATTAGTCCCAAATGGGCAACAGAAAAAAACAATAGAATGTATGTATGAGTTCAAGAGTAGCAAATATCCTGGCTATTCTGGAGAAATGCTTTTTCAAGAATTATATAAAAATTATACTAAAATAGATAAATTCAAATATCAATATAAAAATAAAATAATACAACTACAAATAGATTACTATAATAGCGAAAGAACTGATAAATTATATATAGAAGAAATCTATGATGTTGATTTGTATATATATTTTTATACTAACAACAAAACTATATTTGTATACGACACTAAAGAATTGATTAAGAAAAACATATCTAATAGTATTGTTGATAGAGATTCCATTTCAGATATAAAAATGCTTGAAAATACAACAATCACAAAACAGCAAACTAAAAAAATAACATTGGATGATTTTAGTTGACAAATAAATTATTATGGATGATGCTATTAAACATCATCCATATCTCTATTGACCACTTAATCCGAACGGATTTGCTTCACTAAAATCTACTATTGCATTTGATTCTGTGTGAATATCTTTATTAGAAGAATTGTAATCAATCTTATCAATACCAACACCGGCTAATTCTGGAACAGTGGCATCAATAGTAACATTTTCATTTCCAGTAATAAAATTATATAGTTTATTATCCAAACTTGGTGGTAAACTATCTTGTATTTCTGGTATACCTGTTTCGATAATTTCTGAACTGTATTGAAATAATGAACAAGAAATATTAAATGAATAATAATCCTGCAATTGATAAAATGGGTCTTTTAATGACGTATTTCTGATTTCAAATAAGTTATTGTCCATAGGTAGCCAAATTAAATCGCCTTCTCTTGGGCGAGGAATGCCTTCTGTTAATCCACGGTCAACTATTAGTTCAGTAAATCTACGCCTAGAAACTTTCAAAACAACTTCTTCTTTGGTCCTTAAGCCAATTTTAGACATAAAATCGTCTTCGCCGGTGAATCCTTCGTAGGACTGTAAATACATTTCAATAATAACAAATTGGTTGAAATAACTGGTATTATCTTCGCCGAAAATAACATCAAAATTTGCAAGCTTTCTGGGAATATAATAGCAATCACAACCAGTAAACTGAATGCTTTCGTCCATTAAATTTCTTAATAGATTTTGTTCTGATAAAGAGCCAATGCCTTTACCAGCTTGCATGTAATTATTGGTACTCATTGACAAACCTTATTAATTATGTTAGAATAAATATATTTATTACTATTTATGAATTTCATGGTGATTGCTTTCATGGTAATCCAGATTTATTTGAAGGACATGAGCAATGCCATCCATATAAAAAATTAAAGGCAAAAGAACTGTATGATAAAACGAAAGAAAGAGAAAACAAGATTATATCACTAGGATATAATCTTGTTACTATTTGGGAAAATGATTTTGATAAATTAATAGTTTGAATAATGCTCACGCAAATAGGTATCATGATTATATCTGCCATCAACCCAAATTGCATCTGGCGTATGTATATTTTCTTCAAAATGCATTTCATTTATGCCGGTTTCGATAAACCCAAATGGAACTAAAGCATCTTCCAACCTTTTTGCTTCTAATTCAAACATTTGTTTTCTAATATCAACATCAGTATAATCTCTAAACCATTGTTGGGTTGATAACCACGAAAACATTACTAAACAATTATGTACTACCATACCATTAGCTATAAAATTGTGGGTATCTTCGACTTCTATATCATATAATCTACTTTCCCACCCTTTTTTACTTCTATCCATTATTTTTGTTATTTTTTCTGAGCCGAAATTAAGGCAAGTTGTGTCTATTGTCTTTTTTTCTATATTATGATAGTTATCCGGTAATTTATAGTTCATTGACTCAATTATATATGGTGATATTATTTCCCAAAATTTGTATGCTTCATTTGAATTTATTCTAATTCTGGGCTTACCATTGTATGTAACAATTCTTGCTAATATATTAAACCGTTCTTTAAACATGTTTATTAATATTTCATTATCTTGTATGGAAAAACTATCAGTGCATAATAAAACGGCATCATTTCTTGTACTTTTTATTCTATATCCATCATCCATATACCAAAATGCTAGAGCTATATCATCAATAAAATCAATTATATTTTTTATAGTCTTTTTGCCATCAACATAAAATAAATTTCTAAGTTCTTTTGTTTGTGCATTAGTATACGCTTCTGTTGTGTGCGTTATGCGGTCTTCATCATTAATTTTTTTACTTCTAGTTGAATGCTTGCCTTTAAATACTTCATGTTTGTATAAAGAATATTCTTTTTGCGAATCACCGTGAGCGCACGTTAATTTACCAGTATTGGAAATACTAGAATCGCCTATAATACTACCAACTATTGCACTTATTTGGTCTTTATTATATAATGGGTTTGTTAAATGAAATCTACGTTCTGGATATATAACGTTAAATCTACCAACCATATCTATAGCATCTATATAACTTATACTAGGGTCAAATATATTATCTATGTATGCACATTTATGGTCCGTTGTGCACACTAGCGTATTTCTTGAAGTACCTCTAATACCAATCCATTTTTTATTTTTATTTGGTCTTGATATATGGGTTAATATGTGTTTCCATACAAAATTGCCTGAATTATCTAACGATAAAACTTTACCAGCATATTTATTATCAACAATCCAACGCATAGATTTTTTACCATCTTCTGTAATAACTACGGCATTACCATGAATACACATAACCAAATCGTCATTACAACTATCATCAGCAGCAAAGGTATTTCTAATATTAATAAAAGTTGAAATTTCAACAATTGCATCATAATCATTTATAAAAAGCTGTTCACCTTCTACTAATGTTTTTAATGCAGCGCAACCAATTCTTTTTGTTTT